AAGTCTTTGCCTTCACCTAACTCACACCAATCCTTATTATCAGTAGGAAAATTATCATAAAATGCACCAGTTCCCCTTGATGGATCTAATACTAACCCAGTAGGACTAAAACGCTCAATAATATCTACTGCTAACCAATCAGGAGTCATTACAATATCCTTCTCAGGAGTATTCTTTGGTGGGCAAAATGCTCTCATTTGTTGAATGTCCTCTTGCTAGATTTGATGGTGTAACTAATAGGCATCTTAGTATATTCTACACCAGATGCTATCATTTGGTCAATCTTAAATGAACATTGAACTCTTCTTTGACTCTTACTATCTACTTTAGGATGTATAACCATCAATGCATCTTTACATGCTATGTTATTCTTACGTCTTGTTCTTTCTTCCTTAGTTGATTGTTGTCCTTCCTTAGTTTTAGGGATTGATTTAACATATTGATCAAACTCTTTGACCTGTTCATATGTCATACTGCCCCATAATTTAGTATAATCTTCTGGTTTAATATTAAAAGTATATTCTGTATGGATTACTTTAGTATCACCATCTTGTCTCCATTGACCAACAACAATTGTATAATTATGTTCGATCATTCTTCTCAATATATCACCACAATCTACCTTATTACCATTAGTAACCTTAATACTATAATTTCTATCAACATATAATCCTTCAACTAAATCCATTGCTGATGTATATCCACCTTTACCTTTTAATGCATCATATTCTTTCTTACTCTTACCTGTAAGTCTCTTGATGACAAGATCCTCGTAATCATTACCATGAGATTGAACTTCCATAAGCAATTCATTTAATATACACATTATAATACCCTCCTACATGAAATGCAAGAGGGTATGTGCTAGTTGTTAAACTGTCCTAATCGTCGTACACTCTACACTCTAATGCGTCAGGATGGTTATCACAATAAATTTCTAGTTTCTTGTCATTATGTCTTTCGTGCCAATCATTTATCTTACCATCACCAGGATTTGATTCATTTTCATCATGGTCATGAAATGCGTCATTATGCATTGCTAAATCTGCTTCACTGTATTCTAACATACCATGATTAACATGCTCTTTATGATCCTTTGGATCAAGATAAACTTCATGGTCTAAGTCATGTTCTGGAACTGTAGTAGTCATAATAGTTGAGTAATATCTCATTGGATATTTATTTAATCAACACCTACGGTTTCTCGTAATGCGTTCATTCGCAGAAATATCCCTTCTAAACTATATTCTAATCGATAATTCTCTGTTGTCAAATAATATCCAATAATATCACTCCCATTATCAGTATATCCATATGCTTTAACTTTTTCTTCTGCACCATCAATCCTCAGTCTCTTTGATCCACTTAAGTAAGAATGGTATCGTTCGTCTAAATTAAGCATTGTTCCTGTAGAATGTGTTGATATTATAACATTATCTATAAAGAAATTAAGACTTCTTAATATTCTCTTTTTCTTTGCTCAATGCTTCGTAGCTATTTAATGTGATATCATCAACTATACCTGCTGGAGTGTATTCATAACCATATTCTTTCAAATAATCACCAAATACCTCATCTGGAACCTCACCATTCCAATATTGTGCTTCAGTGTACTTTTGATCTTTCATTTTGATCGCTCCTAACTGCTTGTTCAATAAAGGATTGAATCTCCTTAGTAGTTAGGTTATTTAGAAACTTCCAATTAGGATCTTTCTTATCCCAATCCATAGTATAAGAACCATCTTTATTTTGATTGATCTTCAATGAGTCGTTTGGCATCTTTTTTCTTTTGTTTTAGTTTTTTCTTGAGCATCTTTGCAAACCTTACATCTTCCTTAGTATATAATTCTGGATGTTCCTTTGCTCTCTTGATAATCAACTTTGCTGCTTTCTTGTCCTTCAACTTTGTCCTTTGTTCAGTATGAATAGGTATTTATTTCTCTGGGTATTTTACATCATACTCAATAACAATCTTCTTACTTGTTCTTCCATTATGATCATATGTTGAAAGCATTTGTATATCTCCATCCAATTCATTAATAGTCATGTGATTAAATGCTGCCAATACTTCCTGTTCGTTTCTTTTAGTCATGTATTTAATGAATTCCTTGACATTATAAAACCCCTGACATATTATGTCAAGGGTTAAGGTTTACTATTTGATTTACTTTAAGGTGGATGCTGATATTTAATCATTTGTTTGTTAAAATTAAACGTTTACTCGTTTTAAATTAAAACCTCCTTACATATACGTTTACAAACATGTTGGTCGTCATCACAGTCAATTAGACACTCGTAGTATTCGTCGATTTTATCCTCATGTGGATCTTCCATATGTTTAGTCCCAGCAAGTTGATTAAATGAAATTAAGTTGTGCATAATTGCCTCCAAATTTAAACTACAATAACAAAAACCTTTAGTGCATCTTGTTCTCCTAATACTACCATTATTTATGCAAATTATGTTTGTATTTGCTGATACAATTTACAAAAATTTATGCCTAGTCTATCTTATAAGGACATAATAAAGATTCTGCCAATGATTTAGCAGATGAATTCTTCTCACATAACTTGTTCATCCAAATTCTCTCTTGAAGAGTAACTTCAGGAGCATCAGTTGATATCATTCTACAACAAATGTCTGTTAGTTCCAGTCTATACTTAGTGCTTAACATTTTTTCTCCTTGGTACTTGAATTGTCCATGATGGTGATACTAAGTCTACCATTTCAAACTGTTTCTTGTTCTTTTCAATCTCATTCAACCATGCCTCACGTCCAGGTTCAGGTGCTATCTCACCATAATGAGGTAAATTTGGGTCATACTCATCAACCACCTCATAAACCATATGATCAGTCTGTTGAAAGAGTGAATCAAATGTCATTCTAATACGCAATTCACTTGCAACCTCATCAATTTGATCATCAGTCAATTTGAGTCCTAAGAAGTTTGCTCTTACATCAGCAAGTTCATTAAGATTGATTGTAATTATGTTGTCATTTGAAATACTCATTTGAGTTCCTCCTTAATAGCATACTCTTCCCACTCTTTTACTTGTTCTTTAGTCCAATCCTGCATGTAGTGTGGACCTAATGCTCCACCTAATAAAACAACACTAATACCATTGATTGCTTTCACTGGTTCACCACCACGATAATTACCTGCTGGTTTATATGGATTAGGTATTTGCCTAACATATTCTATAATACTATCTCTTATTTCTATTAACTCATGATAGCATTTCTGATTATGTGAACAACCACGCAATTCATGGTCTGCTTTATACAATGATTCAAGAAAGAGTGAATGGGCTCTAGTCCACTTGTCCTCTTTAGTTTCCTTCTCTTGAATTGCGTTTTGATCTTTCATGCTTGCGTTCTGTGGCAATTTGTTTTTTTATGTAGGATACTGCTGATTCATAATTCCTAGCAACATGAGGAAACGTACCATTGTGAATGATCTGTAGTTTCGTAGTGCTGCCCAGTATAGGAACTGCTGCCCATGATCCATCCTTAGTTATATACCCTTCGGGTTGTCCCTTCTTAGGATCTAGGATGCCTCTATTAGGACAATTATAGAACTTTCTATAATCAGAACTTGGCATTGACACTCACCACTCTAGCATTAGGATTGCGTGCAAGTGCTACCTTACGTGCCTCATCATAGTTCTTTGCATGAACAGTCTCAGTAAAGACTGATCCAGCAACATAGAGTTTTACTTCACAAAGCATGATAATTTCCTTAATGAATGTATTATATCAGATCTAAGATACTGATGGGAGTCTCTTGTGATAGTTCTTCATCTGGCACAGATGGAAGACGATCCTGTATTAAATTGCCGTATTCTTCATGTAGTTCACATCCTATGTAATCTCTACCTAGATCCTTTGCAACCATAGCAGTTGTGCCACTGCCCATAAATGGATCTAATACTATATCACCCTCTTCTGATCCTGCTTTAATACATGGTTCAATAAGATCAGGTGGAAAAGTTGCAAAGTGTGATCCTCTATATGGTTTGTTAGTTACACTCCATACACTACGTTTATTCTTTGTAGGATAAGATTTCGATAGACCAGAGTGTGGCTGTAACCCTGTACCTTTATTGTGATACTTACCTTTTGTCCTATCTCTTGTACCCCAATCCTTAGCAGGTTCCTTAATAGCTTCATTATCATAATAATACCTCTTGTTCTTACTCAATAGAAAAATGTATTCATGTGATTTAGTACACCTATCCCTCACACTCTCAGGCATTGGATTAGGTTTATGCCATATAATATCCTGCCTAAGATACCATCCATCTGCTCTTAATGCAAATGCTAACATCCAGGGAATACCTATTAAATCTTTCTCTTTAAGACCATCTAATTTGTTACCTCTCCTTGCACATTTATCTGGTAAGTCTTGTTTAGTATTAGCAACAGTTTGTTTAACTAATGCCTGACCTTTACCAGGTCTATAGTTATAATAACTGTCACCCATATTCAACCACAATGTACCATCATCTGTGAGACACTCTCTAACCTCTCTAAACACCTCTACCATGCCTTGTATATACTCTTCAGGTGTATTCTCTTGTCCTATCTGATTCTCTTCATCACCATAGTTCCTGAGTCCGTAGTAAGGTGGAGATGTAACACATACCCTTGCCTTCTCATCGAACTCTTTAAGTGTCTCTCGACAATCACCAAATAGAATTAAATCTCTCATTTTTTCTCATAATAACGGTTTCGTGGATCATCATAATCTATCCAAGGAGACTCCCACCATTGATGAGATTTCTTCCTCCTTCTAGGTTTAAAACCCATCTTTTCCATAAGTTTATTAAACATAAGTTTTTCTTCCTTTTGTTTAGGACTTTCATAATTCATGATGCTTGATCCTCATATTCATCTATTAATTGTGATGCTACAAGTTCAATATAAGTCCAAGTTGTGTCATTCTTATACCCTGTAATATTACATGGGTTATTTGTCCACAACTCTTCATTGAATTCGCCACCAAGAGTATCAGAGATATATTCAATTATCTCATCTTCATACTCATCGAAGAATTTAATAGTATCAGAGTAATAGATGTGACTGTGTGCAACACCTGATACACAACCGTGTTCAACTATTTCACGTAAGGTTTCAAGATCATAATCTTCTTGAATGGTTTCAAATGCTGTCATCTTTCATCCCACTCTTTAAGAATCCATGATGAGGATTGTTTCTTACCTATTCCACCTACACCCCATCTGAATATAACCCTAGGATCTTCTTCATACAAATCGAACTCAGGTACATTTTCATTATGTCTGTCACCACCATTAGCAAAGATAACCTTATCATATATCTGTAAGCATTGCTCTATTGCTTCATTAGCAGTTCCATCAGTATCATTAAATTCAAGTACATTGTCAACCATTTTTAATGATCTAACAATAATGATTCTCTCTTCTAATGACATGAAAGGCTTGCCTTTCTTTTTTGTCAACCAATGGTCTGAGTTTACACCAACTGCCAATGCACTCATTGGTGCTATTTGTTTTGCTGATGTAAGCAATGATATATGTCCACTATGTATGGGATCAAACCCACCTGTGACTAATACTACTGATGATGTCATTTTACTCCAAATAATGTTTTTTAAAGGCCTCAATACTCCAAACACCCCATTGTCCATATCCTTTTTGATGATATAGTTTCTCAAACTTATCAGAATCACTCAACAAAATACTAAATCTCTTATCCAAATTAAATGAAAGAGACTTTGCATATTCCCAAAAAGGAGTATTATATTTAGAACCTTGTTGGTAGTTCCATAATATGAAAGTTTCTATTTCTTTCATTATGAGCCTCATCTTAGCATTACATACCGATAGATCTTTAATACCAAAAATACCATCCCAGGATTGTCTGGCAATAGATTGATAAACCCCAAGAGCATTTGCTTCAAAGGGTTCTATAAATCCATACCTATTCCCCTGCAATACTGTCCTCCTACCAACAAACATGTTCTTTGCAATATAATTCTCAAAATTCAATTCACCATCTATTTTAGGTAAATCAAATCTATCTAAAAAATCATCAATGGCATCCTCTCTTGATGTTATGGTATTATTATAAAGATAACCATAGGATACACTATCTACATTAGGAATAACAAATGTCCACCCATTGGGTGTGGCAACAGATCTAGTATAAAGTAGATTAGGATCTCTACCTTCTTTCTGATATAATAACACAGAGTTTAAAGGATTGACAAGTGTATCATAGTTACTCTTATCTCTATTGTGTCTACCTCTACAATCAAATATTACATCAGCATCTATCTCTTCTTCAGGATCAGTTATAGTCTTCTCAACCACATTAAAGTATCCTGACTCCAATACTGCCTTTGATAACTTCTGTGGAACAAAATGCATTAACATGGCAGCAGATCCATGAAAAAAATCACAATCCTTCTTACCCCATCCTTCATA